TCCCCAGAGTCGGGCTAACTACGGTGAGAGTAATTTGGCGCATGTAGTGCCAACATTTCATAACTGAAATATTATACAGTGATTCAAACAACAGGAGAAACAAAATGTTAAAAACTGTATGGATCATTCGTTGCATTCAGTTCACCAGAAGATTGCGACAAGTTTATAGAAAACAATTCATCACTTGTTCATGGTGAAATACAATGCGTCATTCATAAACATGAGGTGCCAGCAATAAAACCAAAACGAAAACCAAAGTGACGTAAGGTAACTAATGACTTTAACTATTGTCGCTGCAATAATGCAGTACATAACCCACGGAGAACTAACATGAGACTCAACTACATTGACTACGCAGATCTACCTTTGTCTGTAATGTTTACCAAAGGTGACATCGATGCGATCCATAAGTTTCTTAAAGATAACACAAGTGCAATTGCTAATTGCACCACACCACATGCAATGGAACAAATTGCAGTTTGCTTTGCAGATATACATGCAAAACTAGAGGAGGTATAACATGAAACATTTCTCAATGAGTGACTTCAACTTTCCAGTTGAACAACAACCAATCCACGATCAGCTTGGCAATATCATTGCAGGTCATCAAGCTGTTGTGCGTACCGACACCGATCAGGTGTTAGGAGTACACGGATCACGCTACAAGATTGTATCACACGATGATGTAGTCAACTCAGTTCTCGACGGAGTAAAGTCAGCAGATCTATCAGCTGATTATGAAGTAAGCGTCGATGTACTTGAGGACGGTCGCAAGCTAAGAGGTGAGATACTATTTAATAATCTTACTGTTGAACCAGCAGTCGGTGACTACGTTAAGTTCCGAGTTAGCTTCTTCAATAGCTACGATGCATCTTGGTCTTTCTCTCAGCAAGCCAATGGCTTACGGCTATGGTGTCTCAATGGTTGCACTACACCTGACACAGTAGCGCGTAGTAGATACAAGCACACTGCATCCATCAACGTCGAAGGTGCAGCAGCCAAGGTGGTCAATGGACTTGAGCACTTTCAATCTCGCAAGGATATCTGGCAAAGCTGGATGCAAACCAAGCTAGAGCAACCACAAATCGAAAACTTCTTTAAGAAGACTGTCTGCAAAACATTCACACGTCAGCAGTCAGTCACCAAGACCAACGAAAAGCAACTAGAAAACTTGCTAAGTCTTTGGAGCGACGAGCGCAGCAGCCTCGGCTCTAACAAGTGGGCACTATACAACTGCCTTACTTACTGGGCTACGCACACACAAGATCTGCGTAAGCCAGAGATTGCTAAGTATAATCGTGAGTTACAGATTGCCAGCGCAATGAAGTCAAAACAATGGGAGGAGATGGCATGAGACACGGCGAAGTATACAAAAAGAAAAGCTCTTGGTGGTACACCAAGCAAACAGAGGGCAGCCCATTGCGGCTGTCCAGTAAGTTTAAAACAAAAGCTAAAGCCTTTGCTGTAGCAGAACAAGAACTTAGTGAAGGCCGCATTGATAACCTTCATTCATACAAAGCTAATGGAGTGTATGAATTTTGCATGGCTACTTGCCAAATGAAAGGAGAACCAACATGCGAATGAGTAAACAACACTATGAATTTATTGCAGACACGATTGGGCCAATGGTAGGTTGGCCCTCTCACCTACACTCAATAGCTGATGAGCTAGAAAAAACTAACCCACGTTTTAATCGTGAGAAGTTTCTGCAACGTGCAACCAAAGCTTGGGAGGACAACCATGACATACCAGATGTTGATGACTACATCCCTTATTGAATGCCCAGAGTGCTACGGTCATGGCACTCTGACTTACACTAGGTTTATTAGGCAAGGTTTCGATGTCGATGTAGGCTACGAAGAAGAATACAAAGACACTTGCTTTAACTGCAATGGTGACTGCGAGATTGAGATGGAACCAGAAGATCTTGACAACGATGAATGAAGTGCTGCACTAATGCAGCATGAAATCATATCTCAAATATTTAGAAGACAAAGCAGAGGGGTGCGATATCCCTTTGCTTGCAGCATTCAAGCAAGCTGATGTACCAACATCAACTTACTATCGTACAATAAACTTAGTGTCTGAGTTAAGGTATGAAACAGCAAGTAAAGTTTCAAATGCTATTGAGTATCTACACAAGGCTAATGAAATGAAAGAGTACGCAAAGAAAGTAGGACCATCAAAGCGCAAGAACATTTCAATTAGATCTAAGTTTAAAGCTTGAAAAAAGCACAAGCTATTAACTGCATTGCTTGCGAAACAAAAACAATTTGGTTCGTTGCAATACTTAAAAACAATAGCGGGGGTACATACGAAAAATATTGGTACGTCTGCCTTCATTGCTATGAGGAGGACAAGTGGCAAATCGTAACAAGAACAAAGGAACTTACCACGAAAAGTGGTTCGTCGACTGGCTTACGAAAGCGGGCATCAAAGCCAAGAGGCAACCCCTCTCAGGCAGTTTGGGAGGAGAGTATAGCGGAGACATCAAGCTCGAACTCTTCGGCCAAGAACTGGTGGGAGAAGTAAAGTATAGGGATAAGTCTAACTTCCCCAGCCCATACACAGTATTAGATAAGCGAGACATTGCTTTCTACAAAAGACGGACAGGCAGTCCGCAAACGTTAGTCATAATGACTGGCGAACAATTCCTAACATTCATGGAGAACGCACATGCAGAAAGAAATAACACCTGAGTTTGATGGAGATGATTACGTTTCCAGTCGAGACAAACCAAGACTTACACAGCAAATACATCAAGTAAGAATGTATATGGAAAATAATAATTGGCTATCTGTAAAACAAATTTCAGAAGATCTTAATTTTCCAGAGCCAAGTGTGTCTGCACAAATAAGAAATCTAAGAAAAGAAAAATTTGGATATAGAATTGTAGAGCGCCGCTATCAAGGCAATGGTCTTTATGAATTTAAACTAATGCCAAAGGACAATGATAATGAAGAAACCTAAATCAATAGGCACTGCTGTAGCTAGCAGTGTGTGGGATGCACACATTACTAAAGCCACAAGCTCACCACATTACGCTAAAGAATACAAAAAATATTCTTATGTACTAGATGAGTATGAAATTATAGCCAAGCGTATTAAGAATGGTGAGCCTGTTGGCGAGTCATATCTTAAAGGTGAGCAGAAGAAAAAACTTCTTGAGCTTACTGACTTACATCACGCTGACTTCAAGAAATACCTTGAGTAAGCTGCGTATATGCAGTAAGGTGTACAAATAGAAAGCCATTTAAATGGTCGCAAAGGAGAACTAAATGAACCGCAAAGGTTTCATAGGCGGCAGTGACTGCGTAAAAATTATGCAAGGCAACTGGCTTGAGCTATGGCAGATCAAGACTGGTCGCGTAGAGTCAGACGATTTGTCTCGCAATATTGCAGTACAGCTTGGCAGCTGGACTGAAGACTTCAATCTTAAATGGTTTGAACAAGAGCATGATTGCGTATTGTCTGGGCATCAAGAAGAACTAGAAGATATGATTGGCACTGTGCCAGCTAAAGGCATGATAGATGCTCGCTGGGGATCTCGTATTGTTGAAGCCAAGCACACAAATCCATACAAAAATATAGATGACATTATCGAATACTACATGCCGCAGATACAATTGTACTGCTACTTGTCAGATACAGATGGTGCATACTTCTCAGTAATCTTTGGTAACAGCAAATGGGAATCAACTTATGTCTCGTACAACCACAAGTATTTCAATTCTATGTGGGCAGTGGTGTCAGACTTCTGGGGTTACGTTGTACGCGACGAAGAACCGATTGGTATTCAAACGCCAGACATCTCCATTGACAAGGTTGAGGTGGACAACATGGTCAAGCGAGACGCCAGCACAGACAACCAGTTCATCGACGCAGCAGTTACCTACATCAACGGGTACGAACACAACCGCGTGTTCGAGAACGCAAAGAAAGATCTCAAAAACATGGTCGATAGTAACGAACGAGAAGTTTACTGCGACCACCTTACAATCAAACGAGACAAGCGGGGATCACTCCGCATAACAAGGAGAACCAACAATGACTAATAACCTCGACATCTGGGACAAGCTAGCCTCTTCAGACCCCAAATATCTGAAGAAGGTTAGCTTCGGCAGCCGATCATTCACCGCCATCGACCCGCAATACCAAGTCAGAAAGATGACCGAACAGTTCGGAGCAGTCGGTGATGGCTGGGGCTGGCACAACACAACAGAGATTGTGCCAGTAAGCAACGGAGACAGCGCTGTGCTAGCGCATGTTACTGTCTGGCATACATCGCCAGCAAATTCATTTGGCCCCTTCACAGGGTGCCGTAAGTTCTTTGATGCAGCTAAGGGTCGTATGGCTGAAGATGCACCGAAGATGGCTATCACTGATGGCCTAACCAAAGCACTGTCGCACATTGGATGTGATGCTGACATCTTCTTAGGTAAGATGGATGGCAACAAGTACGATCAAGATAGTGGTAACAAGAGCAGTGGCTGGTAGTCACATAACACAGGAGCCAGAAGCATGGCAGATCAACAGTACGATGACACAAACAGAGGCGCAGCCTTCACACCATTTCCAACACAGCAAATGATCTTACAAGGTAAGGTCAATGTAGAAGGAGTGGATTCAAAAGTAGTTCTTGTCAAAGACCAAACCAAAGATGGGCGTGGCATTGTCGAAGTCTATCAAAAGATGGCGGTCATGTTTGACAACGACAAGAAGGGCAATGATGCAGCACCCGATTACTCTGGGCCAGTTGGTGAGGAGAAACGTATTGCTGGGTGGAGGCGCATGAAAGATGGTAAACCTTATATGTCCTTTCAAATAAGCGACAAACAACAAGGTCAACAAACTGCATCTTCCCCCTTGTCAGAAGATAGCATTCCGTTCTAAGCTAGATTAGTTCTCCAGAACTCGAGGGGCGTCCTGCCCTCCTCACAACTGCCTCACTTAACTCACCGCTTAAGTGGGGCTTTTTTTTACCCAAAGGAAACAGCATGGAAACATGGAAACAAATAGAAACTCGGCATCGCCGTGAAAAAATAGAGCTAGTAAAAGCACTAGCAAAATCTCGTTGCACTCAAACACAAGCAGCAAAAATACTTGACGTAAAGCTAACTGGATTAAATAATTTTATTCACCGCAACAACATATTCTGGCCTGTCGTAGAGCAAGGGAGAAAACAATTATGAATGAGAAGTTACTAGCTGCAATGCTTGAAGACGCAAAGCAAGTTAATAAAAGAGCCAAAGAAAGAGATGGCCAAAGCAGATTCTTAAAACAAAACAATACTAATTATTATATGGGTGGCAAAGATGCCAAGCCAGAAACAAAAGAAATAATAAGACTAGCCTTAGAAGGCAAAAGCAGAGAGCATATATGCAGACGCATGTCCTTTATGGGATACAGTCGCACCCTAACTTTAAAAACTTTATCTCGTCACGCAGATAAAATTAATAGCCTAAAGCATTAACTCAAAGTGAGGGCCATCAATGAATGGTCTTCGCCCTTGCTCTCTTCGTCTATCAACATAAGCATTCATAGCATCTTCCATAGTGCCATCCCATTTGCGGATGTCATCTATATGCCAAGCTGCTCCCCAGCGCACAGCCACACCAGCAGCTTCAGCACCTTCCTTCATAGCGTCAGCTAAATCGTCATACAGATTAAGCTCCCAAGAACCACGGCCCTCAATGTAAGCCATCAGATCAACAGCCAATCCATCTAAATGTTTTGACTTCATGGTCTGACTAGCGCCCTTAGCTACTAACGCCTTCTGCATTTCAAGAGTACGCATGCCTTGAATAACACCAAAGTCTGTCTTCGTTGCAGTAATTGCAAACTTAACTACAGAAATCATGCGATCATCTATGCCTTGCATTCTATCAAGACTGCGCTGCGATAATTTAAAACTCATTTCTTTAACCCCTTCATTGTACGGATTCCAAAGCTTGCAGCTATTGAAGCATACATTCCCCACTGCACCCAGAGCGGTGTGGTTTCTAAGTTAGCAAACCCTTCAGCCATTACATCCTGCATCGAAGGAATAAAGTTCATGCAAAGAATAGCTACAAAAACTATAGTCCATAGCTCATCTTTCCAAGAATCCTTTGATGCCTCTATTGCTGACTGCTCCCAGTCCATTTCACCAGTAGCTTGCTTGAGTTTAATCTCCGCATTAGCTTTCTGAACAGCAGTCTTACCGTCTATGTAACTGCTAGCAAGACCACCTAATGCGCCTACAATCTGACCAATCATTTTTCAGATCCCACCCATACTGCAAACGCACCTGTTAGCGCGCCCGTAACAGTTGCTGTAAGCGCGGTAGCTTGAGTGCTGACCACATCCTGAGGAAGAGACATAAACCATTCAACAACTCGTATATACATAATGGTCATAACCAGCATCATAAAGCGTGGCATTATCTTCCATGCTAATATCTTATCCATAGCCTTTGTCATTTCATTCCCTTTAAAAACTCAGTTAAGAAATACAAAACAGCAAAGCCGCCAACGCTTAATGAAGCAATCACGCCCCAAGAAATATATTTAATTGTAGCAGCTATCTGTTTCTGTCTTTGCTCAGCTTCTTTCTTTCGCTGAACGCGCATCTTAGCCTCAAAAGCTAAGAAGGAATCCCAAGTGCCGGGCTTGCCATACAAACGACAAATAGATTCTAATTCTTTTCGTTGTTCTTGTATCTGTTGCAGTGCAATAAACTCATCAAAGTCATCAGCAGACTTGCCCATAACCTTAGAGAACAAGCCATCTTTTTTACGATTGCCTCTAGCTTTTAGATCTTCTTCTGCACCAACAAGATTCTTAAGGGGCGAAAGAAAGTCACTAACTTCTTTGCCATTAGATACAAACTTTTTAATTGTAGAATAAGCTGCGTTGGCTGCGGCTAACTCAGCTAACATGACTTAGCTCATCATGTTCATTCGCAAAAGCAAAGCAATAATGAATGCACTTGTTGCAATCATAATAGCCTCAAGCCGCTTTACACGATTAAACAAATCTTTGAATTGGATATCCATCTCAGTCTTCATAGCTATTAACTGCTTCTCAACAGCATCAATTCTATTATGTGCAGAGGCAACAGTTTGTTTAGTCATGCTATATCATCCACAATTTCTATTTCTATGTATCTACTATTTGGATAAGTCTGCACACCGCCACCAGCAAAGGTAACTTGAATCTCGCCTTCATAACTTCCAACAGTATCTGTGTTAGCTGCAATCCAAGTGTACTGAACATCGCCTGTTGTTGCCCCAGTTACAGCAGCAGCCGCATCTACCTTAGCTGAAGACTCACCTAACTTTCTCATCTTAAACACAACAGTAGAGCCAGTTAAGTCTGGCACACTACCATCACTATTAACTAGAGTGGCTGACAAGATCGGCCTTGTATCATTTTGCTTTATGTAAAATGTCATAACCTCAGTCCTTTTTCCTTAACTACAATAGTTTAAGCAACATTTGCAAACACTATATCATCATGAAGAATAACGTCATTAAAATCTGTGACGATTAAAACCTGAGAAGTAGAGTTGTAAATTATTGCCTCAGTAGCAACATCTATGTCTGGGTTAGCAACAATAGCTTTAATATAAACTAGAGAAGAATCCTGTCCTGTTAAGGCAAAGCTTCCGACATCCGCAACAATCGACTTGCCATTTATAAAAACAACGTTTTGCCCAGTCAGAGCAAACGAACTATGATCCGCTGTAAAGTTATAGTTCCTAGCTTGAGCTAAGCCAGCATCTTGACCAGTTAAGGTAAATGAACCCGCGCCAAAGCTTTCAGATATAGATTTTTTAAGGCTTACAACTTGACCAGTAAGAGCAAACGAACCAGCATCAGCGACAAGCCTTGCACCAGAAAGAATAGAAACATCTTGCCCTGTCAAAGCAAACGAACCAGTACCAGCCGATAGCTTTACAGCCTTGTTTAAACCAACAGTCTGCCCAGA